GTGGTCGCGCCGTTGACGACGCCCTGGGGCTGGCCGGAGCCGGAGCCGGTCGCGAACGCGGCCTCCTCCAGGCGGTCCTTCGCGTCCGCGAGCAGCCCCGGGAGCTGCTGGCCGAAGTCGGTGTCCTCGAGCACCTCGTAGGAACCGAACACCCACGCGGCGGCCTTGCCGGGGGTGACGACGATGTTCGCGACGGTGGGCGTGTTGTCGGTGACGATCGTGCCTTCAGCGAGCCACGCGGCGTTGACACCGGCGGAGTTGACGCCGTTCCACGTGTTGCTCGTCGTCTGCTTGACGTTGGAGATCCGCCGCCACGGGTTGGCGCTGGAGGCGTTCGTCAGGATGATCGTCGGGTCCAGGACGAACGGAAGGAGGTACCCGCCGTTGGCCAGGGTCAGGGACAGCGCGGCGCGCTGGGCCTCGCCCTGCGGGTCTTCCATGTAGGCGCGGAACGCCTCCTGGTAGTCCTCGGAGCCGGTGAGCAGGATGTGCCGGGCGATGCCGGGCTGGTCCTGCGCCATCCGCGTCGCGGTCTCCGCGAAGTCGTGGCCCAGGTTGCCGCGCTTGGCTTCCAGCTCGATCGCGTCGAGGCCGCGGCTGCGCAGCTCGGAGCGCATGACGACCTTGTTGCGGACCGCGTCGAGGTTGTCGTAGGGGTCGCGCTGGGTGCGGATGACCAGATCGGGGTTGCCGAACCGGCTGGCGCCCTGGCCATTACCGCCCGCGGCCTGGCCGCCGTCGGGGGCTTCCAGGTTCGCCGGGTCGGCGGCCAGGCGGGTGATGCCGCGGACGCGTTCCATCCGCTCGATCAGCGGCTTGGCCTTGGCGTCGAGGCTCTCCCACCGCTCTACGAGGGTGTCCCGCAGGTCACCGTCGTTCTCCTCGGTGGTCTCCTCGCTTTCCTCCATGCGCTGGAGCTCATTCTTGATCCTCGCCTGCTCATCGAGGATCTCCTGCAGTGTGGCCACGTCGCGGCCTTTCCGGGCTCACCAGATGAGTCCCTTGGCTTCGCGCATCTCCTGGCTCCGCAGCCGGTAGAGCGCGTGCTGGTGATACCGGGCCGAGTGCTCGTCCTCTGGGGTGAGCGGGTCGCCGGTGGCGGGTCCCTCATCGGGGGGAGTGCCGGGGTCGTTCTCTTCGTGCTCGTCCGGGTCCGGGCTCCAGGAGCCGGGAGTGGACATGCGGACGCCGACGATCTCGGCGCCCGAGTAGGCGGGCCACAGGACGGGGCCGTATTCGCGCAGGCCCAGCTCGGTGCGGCGGACGGTGGTGAGCTCGCCTGCGCGGGGGCGGTGGCGGTCGCCGCGGCGCAGTTCGGGGGAGGAGCGCATGATCCGGCCGGTGAAGCTCTGGGAGGTGATCGACCCGGCGCGGATGTTCTCCAGCACCTCATCGGCGAGCGGGGTCTCTGAGTACCGGGTGCGGGTCAGCAGCCCGCGGGCCTCGGCGCGGATGTCCACCGGGATGCCGATCGGCATGGAGAAGCGGTCCGATGGCTTGCCGGACAGGTCCATGCCGTGGTTCCACAGCACCTTCACCGAGCCGGGGAAGCCGCCGCGGGCCCTCGAGGCGTGGTCGATCGCGCGGTTGAACGCGCCGGGGTCGATCTCCTCGATGTAGTGGCCCTCGTGGTCCTGGATCTCGGCGGGCTCACCGAACACGGCGGCGTAGGCCTCGACGGTGCGGCCGTCGCCGCCGTCGGCGGAGCGGAGGATGTGGATGTCCTCCAGCGCGTACAGGCGCATGAACTCGGTGCGCGAGGCGCTCGCGTCCTGCGGTGCCTTCGTCGTGATCATGTCCGCCCTTCCTGCGTGCTTCTCCATTGCGGCGTGCTCTGCTGGCCACATGCCGGTGGCCGCGTGGTGTGCCAGATTGCAGTAGCCCTTGGCGTCGGCGATGTACTTGCCGAGGTGGTCGACACACCGGCGGAAGTCGTCTGGCTCGCCCCAGCGGATCTTCGCGGCGCCCTCGCCGTGGACCCAGTACTCGTGCAGCCGCTCGGTGCCCCGCGCGTCCCCGGGGCTGGTCCCGGCCATCAGAGCTTCGCCGCCTGCGCGTCCAGCTGCTTCGCCTGCGCCAGCAGGCCGCTGATGCGGGTCCGCAGGCCGCTGATGCGGATCGCCAGGCTGGCGTGATGCCGGTGCGCCCTGTGCGCGTGGTGGTGAGCCGTCGTGGCGTGCCTATGCGCGGCAGCGGCCTTCGCCCTGGCCGAGGCGGGATGCTTCGCCGCCACGGCGGCAGCCTTGGCCTTCGTGGCCGCCGCGGCCGCGGTTTTCGCCGTGGCCGCCGCGGCCCTGGCTGCCTTCACCGCCGTGGCGTGCTGCTTCTGGAGGGCGTGCAGCCGGATTTGCAGCTCGTGCGCCTTGGCGCGGTCCGCTTTCGCTTTCGCGCGCAGGTGCGCCTTCCGGGCTGCGCGGGCTCCCGCGGCGGCTGATGCCGGCGGGGGCTTGGCGGCACCGTGAGCGGCCGCAGGCTTGGCGCCCTTGGCTCCCCCGCCGCTGCCGGAGGCGAACTCGCCGCCACCCGGGCCGGGGGGCGCGTGGTTGAGGTTGAAACGCTGCGCCTGGCCAGCCCACGACGCCGCCCAGCCCGCCGCCCAGGTGTCAGGCATGATCGGCTCCGTTCAGCGCCCGCCTGGCACTCGCAGGCCGCGGCGTCGGCCTGCTGCCGTTCCCGCCGTCACCAGGCGATGTGGAGCCGACCGGCAGCCTGCCCAGCGTCGGCGGCAGCGGATCCGCCGTCGCGCCCGGCGAGGTCTGCGGCAGCAGGTGCTGGACGTTCCCGCCCGGGGGCGGCGGCGGCACAGCGGCCACCTTCAGCTGCGTCAGGTCCATCGAGTCCACGGCGGCGATCGCGGACATCGGGTCATACCCGGCCTGGCGGGCCGCCAGCAGCGCCTGCATCCGGATCAGGGCCGCCTGCGCCCGCTCCGTCTCCCCGTCCTGCAGCGCCGCGATGTCGCCGGTGTCGAACCACAGCCGGTTCCCCGCCGGGACGTCCATGATCTTCGAGAAGGCGCCGAAGAACGACCGCCACTCCGGCCGCGCCCACATGTTCGCGAACTTCTGCATCGACTCCTGGAAACCGCGGCCAGCGCCGCGCAGGGGCTCCAGGCCCACCAGGACGCCGGGCACACCGGCCGCCGCGAGGATCCGCTCCGTGCCGACCGCTGAGACGCCGGAGAAGTCCATCTGGGCCAGGCTGTTGCCGATCACCGTCACGTCGGCGCCCTGGTCCAGCACCAGCGTCTTGAACGCGTTGTCGACGCCGCCATAGCGGGCGTGCATCCGCTCCCGGACGCTGTCCACCGTGCCCGGGGCGAGCTTCTGCGCGTACTTGATCAGCAGGTTCGGGCTGGCCGAATTCTGGAGATACTTGATCTTGTAGCCGGTCAGGCCGTCGTCGCCGGCGATGTCCCGGTAGATCGGGGTCAGCCACGACATGCCCCGGAAATCGGCGGCCGGGTCGGGCAGCGGCGCCCAGTGGACGCATTCGGCGGCCGGGACGAAAAAACCCTCGCCCTGGTCCAGGGCCGACTTCGGCGGCTCGGTCCAGTAGCCGACCTTCCGCCGGTAGTGGCCGCCGCCGTTCACCGGGACGATCTCGGAGATGATCGTCGTCCAGTCGGGCCGCAGGCGGACGAGGCGGTCCTCGCCGGGGGCGTCCCAGGTGAACGAGTTGCCCGCCAGGCACGCGTCCTGCTCCGCGCGGGCGGCCAGGTTGCCGAACGTCGAGTCCGGGCCGAACGGCTCCTCGAGCTTCGCCAGCGAGGTGTTGCCGAACAGGTGGTTGTCGTCCTTCGCCTGGAAGCACGGCCGGGCCTCGCTGAACAGGGCCATCCGGACGAGGATCGCGGCGAACACGATGGCCGACGAGCTGTTGGCCTGCTGCGCGAACGCCGCCAGCTGCGGCATGACCGGCTCACGGTCGGGCGAGGCGTAGGAGGTGGTGAGGACGGCCGCGCCGGAGGCCATGCCCTCCCAGTAGCCAGCGCGGCGGATGAGGCGGTCGATCAGCCTCACGCGGCGCCCCGGGCCCTGTCGAGCACGTCATTCAGCGAGGAGCCACCGAACGCGTACACCTGCGGCTGCGACCCGGCGGGGCCCTTCCCGTCGTCGCGGAACAGCGTCCATGCGATCACTCCGCCGGACAGCACGATCAGCACCAGGCCGAGGCACCACAGGCCGACGAGCCAGCCACCGCCGAGCGCGCCCAGGGCGCCGAGAATCAGCGCGGTGATCTGCGAACGCATGCCCATCCTCCTCAGATCACCCAGACACCAGGGGTGGCCAGTTCCTCCCACCTCAAAAAGCTCCACACCGCCAGGGTGGCCGCCACCAGCGGGCTCTGATCGACCACGAGGCGCCGTTCCCAGGCTTGCGCGCCCGCCAGGGGCCGCTGCTGGGCGGCCCGCACGGCCGCGGTGAGCGGAGGCTGGTCCAGGTGGGCCATGCCGCCGTCATTCACCAGGTCCAGGAACTCACCGTGCGCTACGGCCACGTCAGCGGTCCCCGGCTCCGTCACGAACACCCCGGCCTCCGCCAGCGGGCGCAGCAGCGTCCCCGCCTGCGAGCGGGGGTCCACCACCGTGGCCACCGGGTCATGCTTGGCGTTCAGCGCGGCCAGGCGCTCGACAGCGCCGCGTGGGTGGTCGTACCAGACCAGGTCCACCACCACGCGGGTGCCGTCCTTTTCCCGGCCAGCCGCGATGACCGACGCGTGCTTGCGGTCCTCGCTGATCTCGCATGCGAACGTGCATTCGCCGCTCATAGGCTCACCTGCGGGGTAGCGCACGCCACCCAGGCGTCCCGGGCGAGCACCAGCCAGTCCTCGTCGGCTTCCTTCGGCACCCACTGGTTCAGGTAGGCCCGGCGGAACTCGTTCAGCTTGTGGCTGTCCCGGGCCTTCTCGTACTCCGCCCGGATGTCTTCCTCGGTGATCGTGTAGCCAAGCGCCGGCATGCACTGCCACCACACCGCCGGGTCACCCGGATCAGCGTCCTCCGGGGCCGCCCACTCGAAGTAGGCCAGGCCGCGCTGTCGTCCCTCGGTGACCGCGATCCGGCCCAGTTCCACCTTGTCCGCCAGGTACGGCGAGCCGCCCAGCCATCCCGCAGTCGAGATCCACGCCAGCAGCTTGTTCCGCCGCGTGATCATCGCCGGGCCGAACGCCTGCTCCAGCCGCCAGTCCTGGTGCGCGAACGCCTCATCGATGTAGGTCTCGTCCAGCGTGCCGCCATGCCCGGCCTTCTCGGTCGCCGCCTCCAGGCCAAACCGGGAACCGTTCGCGAACCGCATGTGCTCGTTCCCGTTGCCCAGGTGCGGCTTCATCCGGCCCTTGAACGCCGCCGACGACTGCAGGTCAGCGAGGAAATCCTCTTCCCACTTCTCTCGCGCCTTCTGCCGCGTCTGCGCCGTGTAGACCAGCCGCTGGCGCGGGCCGAAAAACCCCGTCGCCGAGCAACGGTGCACAGACTTCGCCTCGACCCACGTTGACTTCCCCGACTGGCGCGGGATCGTCAGCCCCATCTCCTGGTACGCCAGCCGCCCCGTCGCCGGGTCAATCTCCATGACCACATCGGCCACGTACTGCTGCCACGGCATGAACGGCTTCCCCAGCTTGCGGGACGTCCGGCCGACAGCCGGGCCGAGCGTCAGCCGGTCAGGGTTCCTCTGGGTGCCGAACTGCGGAGGGCAGCTCAGGGGCGGACAGGTCGTCCGCGAAATCGTCGCTGTCATCGACCGCCAGCCTGCTCAGCTCGGTGAGGTTCGCGCGCAGTTCCCGGTTCACCGCAGCGATTGCCAGCCCAGCGCCATCATCGAGCGCCCGGGCCAGGTTGTATGACATCTCGGTCAGTGCCTCGCCCATCGGGTGAGCCGTCACCAGCGCGGCGATGTCCGCGCGGACCTTCCGCTCAACTGGTCCCCGGCGGCGCCTGGAACTGGGGGTGGTCACTGTGCGTGTCCCCCCTCCCGAAGCTGGAGAGTTTTAAAAGGCTGCGGAGTCTGCGCGGGATGGGCCAAGATCATCCGCGATCCGCCATGTGTTCGAGTTAGCGATCTGACCTGCGATGATACTGGCGCACCATCCGGGATGGGCGGGTGGTCAGCGTGCAGGGTGGTCGGCGGTGACCGTCAGCATGGTCACCATCTG